GTATAGACGCCTGTAACCGGGCAATAGACGAACTGAAAGGAGAAGAAGATGCAGAGTGAAACCATCGGCGCATTGGCCGCCGCGTTAAGCAAAGCCCAAGCCGACATTACGGGTGCGCTGAAAGACAGCAGCAACCCGTTCTTTAAGTCCAAGTACGCTGATTTGGCGTCGTGCTGGGACGCCTGCCGCAAGCAGCTCGCTGCTAACGGTTTGTCGGTGATTCAGACCACACAGATGACCGAGCAGGGCTTGATGCTCGTCACCACGCTCGCTCACAGCAGCGGCGAGTGGATCGCAGGGCAGATGCCTGTACTGACCAAGGACAACAGCCCACAGGGGCAGGGCAGCGGTATTACTTACGCCCGTCGTTATGCCCTCGCTGCGATTGTGGGGCTGGCGCAGATTGACGATGACGCGGAGGCTGCACAAGGGCGGTTTACCAACGATCCGCGTGGCGACATGGGTAAGAACGTCGATGCCGCCAAAAAAGAGCAGTACATCAAAGAGTTTCGGGCAGCGTTTGACCTAGACGCCGAGGAGAAGGAGATAGCCCTTGCCGTACTTGCCATCCACGAAAGGATTAACCCGGATCACGATTTATACATCGCCGTTGCTGACGGACTCTCGGCAAAAGAGCGTTCAGCGATTAAAAAATACATTGCCATTGCAAAGGAGCAGAACCGTGGCTAATTACGACACACCCTATGACCCGAACATGAAAGGCGTTCTGTTTAAGAACGACCAGAAAGGAAATCCAAAAGCACCGCTGTACCGAGGGTCGGCGGTCATTGATAACGTCGATTTCAATATCTCGGCATGGATCAAAGAGAGCAAGAAGTCGGGCGACAAATACATGAGTCTGAAGTTTGAGAGCAAGAAGCCCGTTCAGAAAGCGCCCAAGCAACTGACGGAAGATAACTGGTCAGACCCGGACACCCCGTTTTGAAAGCGCGTGAGCATCAACGCAATTTGAGCAAAAACTAGTTATGACTCACGACAACATCCACACCTGTAGTTACTCGTGCGAACGACCCGCGTGTATCAGGGCGCAGCGTGACGAGTTAGCGCAAAGGTTGCTTGAGTTGGTCGCAGAGGCAGTAGCCGCCGAGCGGGAGGCGTGTGCGAAGGTGTGTGAGGCATATAAGTTTGCGCCAGCAGCCGAGGCTATTAGAGCGAGGGGTAAGACATGAAAGTCTTTATCGGTTGGGACAGCCGCGAGGACATCGCGTATCAGGTATGCAGGGCATCCATCCTGCGGCATACCAGCATCCCGGTAGACATTCAGCCCATCGTGCAGTCAGAGCTTCGGGAACGAGGCGTGTACACCCGAGAGACTGATCCGCTTTCGTCTACGGAGTTTTCGTTTACCCGCTTCCTGACCCCGTATCTGGCCGGATACAGCGGCTGGGCGGTGTTTGTAGACTGCGATTTTCTTTTCCGGGGGGATATTGCGACTTTGCTTGACTACGCCGACGGGGCAAAAGCGTGCTTCGTGGTACAGCACGATTACAGGCCGACCGAAACGGTCAAAATGGACAACAAGGCGCAGCATCAGTATCCACGGAAAAACTGGTCAAGTTTCATGTTTATCAACTGCGCTCACCCTCAAGTCAAGACGTTGACACCCGAGGTGGTGAACCGTGAAAGTGGAATGTTCCTGCACCGTTTCCAATGGTTAACGGATGACGTTATAGGCTCCCTGCCAATAGCGTGGAACTACCTTGAGGGTTGGTATACCCGTGACCATTGCCCCAATCCGATAGCCGTCCATTACACCCGTGGTGGGCCGTGGTTTAAGGACTGGATGGATGTGGAATACGGGCAGGAGTGGCTGGAGGCGAGCCGTCTCGCATGAAGCGCATATTCCCGCCCAACACCCGCAAGTCAGCGATGATTGAATCGTTTGCTGTATTGCTTCGACAGGTGGACGAAACCCGCGCATGGGTGGTGACCGTTGAGGAGTTCAAGCGACCGCGCACCGATCAGCAGAATCGGTTTCTGTGGGGCGTGGTGTACCCGTGCGTTATCGAAGCTGCGAACCTTGAGGGGTGGACGGCTAACGACCTGCATGAGTATTTCCTAGGCGAGTGCTTCGGGTGGGAGACGCTAGAGGGCATGGGTCGCAAAAAGGTCAAACCGCTCAAGCGATCCAGTCGCATGAACAAACAGGAATTCAGCGACTACCTAGAGTTTATTTCCATGAAATGCGCCGATATGGGCATCGTGATACCGGAGCCGACGTATGAACCTGCGTAAAGAGGCCAGAGGGCGGGCGTGTATGGTGCGACTGCCCGGCATATGCAACCACAACAGCGAGACGGTGGTGTTGGCGCATATCCGTATGCCCGGCATTTCAGGGATGGGTATCAAGGCTCCTTCAGACCTTCTGGGCGCGTGGTCATGTAGCGCCTGCCACGATGCCATCGACCGACGCTCCAATACCGACCTTGACCGAGACTACGTGCGATTAGCGCACTTTGAGGGGATGGCTCGCACCATCGCCCAGTTACGCAAAGAGGGCAAAGTGTGACGTTCCTTGTAGATACGCCGTATATATCCGCTTACGTCCGTAACGAGTACCTGTTTGACGAGCAGGAAGGGCATGGAGACTTTACCCCCTGCACCGTCTTTGGGTTTCGCGCAGAACCCGCCCGAGTGCCTATGTTTCAAGTCATGTTGGAGTCAGGCGCACAATGGGCGCGAGTGCCGATTCACATGATCTGCTCTAAACCGTGCGACCCGCTGCCGTTAGAGGTGTGCGTGTGGTGGGACAGCTTCTCTCGCCATTGCACGGTTCACGAATTCAGCTTCCTACGCAATCACGCCGTGGATTGCATGGGACGAGATAAGAAGATTCGACACGGCAATTACCTGTTCACGATTGACTGGTGCAACGGTGGATGGTCAGAAATCCCCGATCAGCACAAAAACCATCACATCATCGTAGAGGAATCAGGACAATGGTTGGCTTATCCAAACAATCGACTAATCTGGAAAGACCCTTCGTGGATTCGCACGGACTTCCCACTACCCAAGTGGAAATCACCCTCGCGGATGTATTCAGCCGAGTTTTCGGCACCCCAGAACACAAGCTCTACCGCCCCGACGATCCAGAAACCAGCCGCGAAGCTGCCCGATCTGTAGACACATCCCGGCTGGAGCAACTCGTATATGAAACTGTTAAAGGCTACGGTGCGGCAGGTTGCATTAGCGACGATGTTAGAACCGCCCATCCGACCCTTGCTTACAGCAGCGTTACGGCGCGGTTTAAGGCGCTGGCTGAAAAGGGATTGATACGGTACGAGGGGCGCCGCAAAGGGGCTTCTGGGCGCTCACAGCGCGTTATGGTGGCCGTATGAGATGGCTAATAGACCTCTGGCGGCGTAGGCAAGAATTCCGTGATGCAGAATGGCGTCACGTACCCCCGCCTAACTGGAACTGTAAGCGTGGAGGGGTGGAGATATGGTGAACGAGGAAGATGACGCCTTTGAGCAGGAACTAAAGGCAGCCCCTTGGGGATACGGTCAGCCGATTGATATATTTTTCGTTATCGCCCAGCTTAAGCGCCACGGCCTATACCGAGAGGCGAAATGGTTGCTAGATGAGTGGGCAATACTGACGCATAGGTGAGGGATCGTCTAAAGGCAGGACATCGGGTTTTGATCCCGAGTATCTAGGTTCGAGTCCTAGTCCCTCAACCATCCCCGTCAGGCGGCCACTTAAAGGAGCGGGTCTGTAGGAAGTACCGCCCGGTACACTTACAGACCCCCTTTAGGTAGTCCTCAATCTCGGGGTGCGAGCAATAATATCCTTGCCCATTTGCAGGGCAAAAAAACACGCATAATTGACACGGATCAAACCGCTTCCAGTCTACCGATTTCTCATCCATCGCAAGTATTCCGCGCCTTCTTCGGGTTCCCACCAGACCTTGATCAAATCAGGATGGTTAGGCGGTAGGTCAGGGTTAATAGTTGTCAAAGCGCACGGGGACAGGGAATTGTCTCTAAAGCCCCTCTCCTTGGCGTAGCGGTCATAAACCTTGTAGCTCGCTACTTTCATCGTGTGCATCGTAATGCCCGTTATAGGGTCTTTAAGGACGCTATAAGCGCTTTCGTGCTTATGGCCTGCGACGTACAAGTGGTCGCGTGTACCCATCAGGGCGGCTTTCATCGGCCCGTGGGCGGGGTTCCATATGCTTGATCCCGCATGATCGTGGCGAGCGTTTACTCGCACTTCCGCGCCGTTCGGAAAGCGCAAGGCTATGCGGGCCTCGGAGGATTTGTACAACGCGTTTTGCTGTTTTGCGATCCATTTAAGCGGATCTCCTGACCCTGACCACAAATCGTGGTTGCCGCCGATCATGTACAGCCAGTTGCAGCGATTGACGAACCATTCTGCGAGCTTCCACGCCTGCGCCGCTGACGTACTCTGATCGGCGTAGAGACGGGCTAAGCGGCCACACCAGTTGTTCGTGGTGTCGCCTACGTTGCAGGCAAATAGCCCCTCTGTGGCGTTGACGAGGGCAGTATGGCGTTCGATGGCCTCAATGTCGCAGCCGTCATCGTCCACGTGCGGGTCGCCAAAGTGCAGTAACCCAATAGCGCCACCCAATTTCACCCGAATCGGGATGAGCTTGGACGCCTCCTCATGCTCGCGCTTGTGGGCAAACTTGCGCTTGCGCTGCTCAATCAGCTCCTCAATGGGAACATCGTCATCCGGCAGCGGGGTGAACTCAAACGCCCCACGCTCAACGATCTGGCGACCGGGGTAATACGTGGATTCAGGGACAATGACGCCTTGCTCTTTTAACCTTTTGATTCGCAGCAGCAATGTGCGCTCGTTAATGCCGAGTTTGGCGGCGACGATGGCACGGATACCGTTGGATTCTTGTAAGAGTTTGACTATCTGCTCGTCAGTCGCTTTTTTTGCTACCACGATTCGCCTTCCGTTTGACCGTAATGCCGAGTTCCTTTCGGCGCTTATCGGTTCTGTCCGGGGCTAACACGGCTTTCCATTCCAGATGACCGTCAACGAGTCGATATTCCTCTTTGTGCGTTAGCGCACAGTCGCAGCACTCGGTATAGGTGTAGCCCTTCACCCGATACCAAGTTCCCTCGTTCATCTGAACAACAGGGATTTTCTTTGGCATATCAACCCCTCAAGTACAATCTTTGCTCATCTAGTCTGCGATTTACAAGCCCTTTCAATACTTTACCGCCTGCTTTTGTCCATTTCATGAACTCGTCAGCGGCATCTTCAAATTCGCCACGGTTGTGCTTCATGCGGAGACTAGAGCGTTGAAGGTTTCCCAAACCCACGTTGAAAGCGAAGGAAACGAGTGCATCGAACCGGCCTTGATGATTAACAGCAGAAGGGCAAAGTCGGGCCACGCCGCGCTCAAACCGTGCAAGGTCTTGAGCAAGGAGAGCATCCACCTCTCCCATCGTGAGCTGGCGATCCCAACCCTCGGGTATCGGTAAATTGCGTCTCTCATCAAACTTTACCGCTATATGCGTAGGGTCAATAACGTGGCCGACTCCAACCGTCCATAGCAGAGCCGGACACCGATAAGGGCGCATCCTTACGCCCTCGTGATGTTTAATCATCGCCTTTGCGGCGTCAGAAACCTTCATTTTTTCTGGAAGGCTTGTGTCCCGAACCAGAAGGCAATAATTGACGATAGGATCAGCATTTCATCATCGCTGAATACGTTTTCCATCGCCACGGCAAACGGGATGCCCGTCGTGTAGGCGTACCAGACGCCTGCAATGTTCAACGCCACAAGCTCCAACACAAAGATGTAGGTCACCACCGGGCGCACCGAGGCACGGAGGTTAATCATCCATTGGCTCGCGCCTTTGCCAATCTCTACGTCGTGGCTGTACAGAGCTTGGCGTTCCTCGGCAGCGGTCTGCGTCTGGATTTGCTCCAACTTGATTTCCTCAACCCGTGCCTGTGCGATAAAGCCGCGTTCAGCGAGGGCTAGTTCACGCTCTTTCTGCGCGGCAACCAACGCAAGCTCATGCTTCTTGTCCTGTCGATCTTGGAAGATTTGCAAAATCTTGGGCAAACCGCCTGCAAGGAAGGACAGAAACGTACTAACCATCGTCATCATTTGGAAGCCCTCACCACATCGTCGCCTTTAGTCACGGTTACGTGATCGCCCTCTACGTCCACGCGCATCGGCAGCTCTTTGCGGTCTAACTTGTCCAGTTTGGCGATTAGTTCCTTGATTACCGCAAACTCGGGCTTGTCCTCTTTCTCCGTGGCTCCAGCAATGCCGTTCAGCATGGAGATAAGAGCGGTCAGCGAAGCGCCAAGCAAGCCCATCACGGCGGCAATCTTATCGCTGTCTAGCACAAGGCTAGAAGCCACGCCGATAACAACAATAACGGTGATGTATTTAAGCCCGTCTTTGCCAATAGCTTTACCCGCAACGTCCTTGGCGCTGCTCTGCGCTTCTAACCGTTGCAGTTCGGCGTGCGCTTGCTCCCGCAATAGCTGGATTTCGTCGCTCATCTAAAAAGCCAGTCGATAAGTTTGGTTAAGATTGAACCTACTACGGCGGCAAAGCCACCTACGGCCATCAGCGTTTTCCAGCCACCCTTGGCTTCGGCAAGCATCAACTTGATCTCATGTACGTCTTTCTTCATCTCAGCCATATCCGCTTGCAGGGTCTCAATCTGCGCGTCGTGACGGCCAATGTCTCGTGCCATTTCCATCATCTAGCTCCTAGGGGTGGGTGGCTTTGTAAGCGTCAAACTCGG